CTTGTAATCTTTTTACAATTGTAGCTCTTTGAGCTAGTCTACCAAAGTTTCCAGCTCCGTCGATCTGATTTGGACTTTCTGTTACCCATCTATGTGGATAGTAGTTCTCCATTTCTTCGTCATCACCGGTGCCTACATCTATAAATCTAGGATTTTGAGCATTTAGATCTATGTAATTTTTTTCATATCTTTTTACATTAAATCCGCTGCGACGTAAGTTAAACAATAACATGCCTTTTGGATAAAGATCTGGATCAGGTGCATCTGGATCTAGATAGTTGCTTTCTAATAGTTGTGGTATTGTTCCTACTGGTTGTTGTGTAGGAGTACCGCCATCTAAACCATATCTAGCATCCTCAAAGATAACACCTTCTTCAGTAGTTTGATCAGTGTTATCTTTAGGTGATCCCCATTTGTCTTCAATTGTTCCTACAACAGTATCATCAAAAACATAAATCAATGGATATTGCTCTAGGTCACCAGTTGAAATCCAAATATCACCACTTACTAAAGCGTTACCGTCTGACTGTGTAGTGGGTCTTGTAACTCTTATTTGCGGTCCATTTACATCAGTATTTGGAAACGCATTTCTATAGCCTACCCATGAATTACCATCGTGGTACATTATATCTACTTCGTCTAATGTAGGGCTATACCAAAGTTGTCCTTCTGATGCTTCGTTAAATGGTGCTTCAATGCTTGCAGTATAAACTATCACTCTCCAATTTGTTGCTTGGAATTGCTTTGGAGAAGTTGTAGCGTCAGTACCATCTATATAATCTAAAAAACGCATACTTACTGGATTTGTACTATCGTATGGCACAAACCCTATATTTTCTAACATTCCGTCGGTATCAACAAATTGAATTTCGCCGCCTTCTGAATGACTAATTACTAGAGCAGCTTGATCAGTTGTTTGACATGTAACATTTGGTACATCAGCAGCATTAATTGCATCTGCAATAATGTCTGAGTCGTTAACCGCTGAACCTGCTAAAGTTACTGAAACAGTAACCGGTGTTGAATACCCACTATATGTTGCATCAGTACTCGCAACAGTGAATGTATATGTACCTGCACCCGGATTTGTGCCCGTAACTGAATTTGTAGTAATAGTTGTTGATCCGGTTGCTACACGTTCGTAAATTTTAAAGTTTAACTTAGCAGGATTAGTATTGTCTACATTGACTTTAGTATAAGTAACACCTGTTGCTAAATTAATACCTCCGCCTGAAACATCTAATGCTTCTAAGGCAGCTGCATTATTTTGATATACTAGAGCATCTGTTTCGTCCCATAGTAAAGTTGATGAATTCCATTTCTTTAATGAAATATTCATCCCTCCGTTAGGAACACTTGTTTTGAGCCATACACTGCCGCTCGGTCTAGGATAAGTGTCGCCAGTTTTCCATTCAGGTACTGTAACGTGTCTTGATGCTTGTGTTGTTGGCGGATAATAATTTCCAGCAACTAAACCTAATTCTGTAAGTTTTGCAACATCGCCACCTATTGCAATAGGTCCGCCTAATGAGCTATCATCTTCTCCAGACGTAGAACCATCACTGTAAATTTCTAAATAACCGTCGCGATTAGCTGCTGTTACACCGCTAATAACTAAAGCATTTATATTAGATGCTACTGTAGTTGGGTCTTCTTGATCTACGCTTAGAACAGTGCCGTTAATAGTAATATTTGCTGCACCGGCAGTAAGAGTCGGATTTGCTTTACTTGACTTAACAGTTGGCCAGCTTTTAATCCATGCTGGTGAGCCAATTTCTACCCAAGTACCGCTATAATTTTTATACCAATACTTATTAATATCTGTAACAGACACTACTGCATAGGATCCTATTGCACCTATAGCTCCTTTAGGGGTGTAGTCTTCGTTATCATAATCAACTACATCATTTTGTCTATAAATGGTTATAGGTGCTTTAGTTGTAAATGTCTGTGCATTTGTAGCCGGCTTTGCAGTACCGTTCCATTCTTGAATACCGTACTGTGTATCCGATAAGTCTAGCCATAAAGAACCACCTGGCGGAAATGAAGTTGGAGGGAAAATACTAGGTTCTATTTGAGCTAAGTCTACATCGGCTCTTATAATAAATGCTCTATTACTCACACCTAAATAAGAGTACGCTGCTTGTAAGCCGTATTCGTTAAGCTCGCCACCGTGAACTGGGTTGTTATTGCTATCTACTTCAAATATTGGATCGCCAAAAAAGTCAGCTAGTTCGCGTTGGGAACTAATCAAATAAGGTTTTCCTGCGTTTTCGCTCAAAGTACCTTGTGCTATGCCAGTATTAGAAGCATTTGCTTTGTTCTCTCTACTAGCAACAAATATCATTGGTATTGTGCCAGGTTCAGCTGGGGTGTAAAAACTCTCGTCTATTACTTGGACCTGAACGCCGGGTGATACTAATCCTGCCATGTTATTTCTCTCCTAATGGGTTAAATATATTTATCAGGAATGAGAAAAAAGTACAGCTAGATTGCTTAAATTGTAGATATGTAATTCATAACTGAAGCTATTTGTTCATGGAGATAAATTAAATTATGATTATTATCTATAGTAAAATCTGCCATTGTTTCATTTAACGTCATGCTATCAAATTTTTCAGTTGCTAATATTTCACTACGGTCGACCCATAAAGCATAATCGTAAATTTTTTGTTCTTTTAACGCATAAAACTCTCGTGCATTTCTAAGGCCGCAATATATGTCGTATTCTTTAAATATCTCAGTGCCTAATCTAGCAGGGTTTTCTTTATTATAATCACTAATAAGATCATACCATTCAGCTCTATGATTGTGTCTATCAGCATAACATTCTTCGTAATTAGAATAATTATACTTTTCTTTTAGTTGATCATATATAAAAAGTTTAGAACAAAATTCACTACTGCTAATAAAATTATAGCCGTAATTATTTTTTAAAATGTCACAAACAGTGTCTTTGCCGTGTCTACTGTGACCAATAACAAGTAATTTCATACTTTACTATATTATAAAAAATATAAAAAGTCAATAAAATTATCCTATAGTAAAACCGTAACCAACACCACCTGTAACTGCTGTTGACACTTCTTTTTCTAATTTTTCTAATTCAGCTAATGCTTCTGATTTTAATTGACTACCATTAAGACTTGTACCGCCTTGCGGGCCTGCAATTGTAGCAAACTTTTCTCTTGCTTCGCCTAACATAAATTTTGCTGTTGCAAGTGTATAATCTTTTATCCATTGTTTAGCTAAGTAATCTTCAAGAAGTTGTTCATCAGGTCGATAATTATAACACATTAATAATAAATTTTCTTGCGTTCTAGGCCTTTGAAGTAGTGTTAATTTTTTTGTAGCTGTATTCCATTTAAATTCAATAAAAGAACCAAACATTCTGCCTACTAATTCTTGGTATTGAGTAAAAAAGTTATAGGTAGCTAGTCCGCCTAAATTTGTTCCACTCATTAAGTAAGTATTTGTGTAAGCTAAATTAAAAGGCTCAAAAAGAGTTCCGCCGTCTCCGCCTCCGCTTCTAGACCCTATACTTCTTCTAAAAATCTGTCTTACTTCAACAATTTCATTAGGTAAAGTATATTCGTTTTGATCTTCGACTGTAGGCATGAAGAAATATGATTCTTCAACACTGTTATCTGAACGCTGTCTAAATTTAATTAATGCTTTGTTTAATGCTGTTTCGTAGTGCACAGGATCTAACTCAACGTCTACCATGCCGCCACCTAGTAGAGTGTACACATAATCAAAAATTTCTTGTCTTGTAGTAGTTGCCATTGAAGATCTCCAATGTATTTATGTGAATAAATACTGTATGCCAAGACTAAGTTTATATAAACCCGAACGTGGACCCGACTATGAATTTCTAGATAAACAGATCTATGAAATGTTTACTGTAGGCGGCGTTGATATGTTTGTTCATAAATTATTAGGAACAAAAATTGATCCCGATTCCGATTTTGTAAATCCGAATGCAACCGACGGCGGAATAACAGATCCTTTGAACATTCAAGACGTACTATTTTTAGAAAATAGAGATAGATCTTACGAAAAAGATATTTACAACATACGATGTGTATTTAATTCTGTTGATTTAGATTTTGATTTAAAACAGTTTGGATTATTCTTAACCAATGACACATTATATTTAACTGTACACATAAGAAGCTTAGTGAATACATTAGGAAGAAAAATTATAAGCGGTGATGTGATAGAATTACCTAACCTGCGTGACGAATATGCCTTAAATGATTCAGATTTTGCTATAAAAAGATTTTATGTTGTAGAAGACGTAAGTCGTGCATCACAAGGCTTTACACAAACATGGTATCCGCACTTGTATAGACTTAAAATAAAACGAATTTATGATTCTCAAGAGTACAAAGATATATTTAATATAGATACAGACGGCGACGGTAATCCATATCCTAGTACAGGATCTAATGGAGGTGGTTCTACTTTTGATACAGATATAGCTATAAATGAACTAATAGTACAAGAAGCCGAGGAAAATGCATTACTAAGTGGTTATGATACTACACATTTTTTCACGGTTACAACTGACGAGAATGGAAATATTGAACTTGTTGATACCGATAGTGATGGTATATTAGACACTATGTCGCCGACGCCTAAAAAATCAGGCTATGCTGGATATTTGTTAGGAGATGGATTTCCGCCTAACGGATCTCCGTTTGGTTTAGGAAAATATTTTCCTCTAAATAGTGAAGAAGGGGATTATTTTTTGCGAACTGATTTTTTACCTCGTAGATTGTTTAGATATAGCAAGGACAGATGGGAAGTAATCGAAGATGAAGTTAGATTAACTCTTTCTAATACTAATACAAGAAATACCCAAAAGACTACATTTATTAATAATACAAAAACTGATACTATAGCAGGCGAAGAAATCGAAGAACGTCAAAGCTTAAGTAAAGCATTAAGACCAAAAAGTGATTAGATATGCAACATTTTTACGATAATCAAATTAGACGATATCTACTTCAAATTGTCAGGCTTATGAGTAATTTTTACTGGAAGGATGGCGAAGGAGATGAAAGACAAATACCTGTTGCATACGGGGATATTAGTAGGCAAGTAGCTAATCAATTAGCACAGAATAGTGAAGCAATAGCTCCTAGTGTGCCTAGAATGGCTGTATATGTAACTGGGTTAAATATTGACAATGCTCGTAGAGCAGATAGTTCGTATGTACATAAATTGCACATAAAAGAAAGACGGTACGATTCTGCAGGCAACGAGTATCTCGAACAAGAAGGAAAAAATTATACCGTAGAAAGATTAATGCCTACTCCTTATATTATGACTACAAATGTTGATATATGGAGTAGTAATACCGATCAAAAGTTGCAAATATTAGAACAATTATTAGTTTTGTTTAATCCTAGCTTAGAAATACAAACTACTGATAATTATATAGATTGGACTAGCTTAACAACAGTAACATTGTCAAATGTAAATTGGTCTAACAGATCAATACCAGTAGGTACCGACGACGACATAGACATTGCAACTTTAACTTTTGAAATACCTATTTTTATAAGCCCGCCAGCTAAAGTAAAAAGACTTGGCGTTATTACAAATATTATTTCTAGTATTTTTGTTGAAGAAACAGGAACAATTGTACAAGGTTTAACAAAACCAGAAATGAATCAATGGCAAGATGTTGATACCATAGGTACAGGGTCACAATATAAATTAGATGTTGATGCAGATGGAAACGTTACAGAAATACAACAAAACAGCGGATCAGAAAAAGGCGAAGCAACAGCAGTAATTGGCACAAACTATCAAGACTGTAGTATTATTGTGATAGACGGCAAAGCTGAACTTATAAGAGGCGAAGGTTTACCTGCTGCATCATGGGAAGGTTACATAGTTGCTTTGCCTTTCCAATTCCAAGATTACGTTACTACTATAAAATTAAGACGAGTTGATACTGGTTACGAAATTACTGGTAGTGTATCAGTTGATCCCCTAGATCCAAAAAAATTAGATATAGATTTTGATATCGATAGTACACCGAGTGACACTCTTATAGATGGACCTAATGGTACAAGAGGTAATGTTGATTTCGTAGTTAATCCTTATAAATTTAACCCAACAGATTATCTTAGCTCTAATCCTAGAATATTAATTCTAGAAGATATTAATACTAGTGATAATGTTGGTCAAGATGTAGGACAAACACCATATAACTTCGTCTATGACGGACCAGATGCATGGAAAAATAGTTTAGGTAAGGATACATTAATAGCTAGCGCTGGTGATATAATCGAATGGTCTGGCACAGAATGGGTAATTGTATTCGATGCTAGTAATCATGATAGTGGCATAATTTATACCACTAATCTTAATACAGGTATTCAATACAAATATACTACTGATGATGCATACTGGACAAGGTCTTATGATGGTATATATCCAGCCGGAACATGGCGGCTAGACTACAACTGATATATACAGTATGTCTAACATCAAATGCAGCGGTGCTTTTATCTATTGTATCAATACAGAAAGATTTTTATTCTTATACAGAAAAAAAAGTAAAAATAGTAATGTATGGGGGTTAGTCGGCGGAACAAACGAAAAAGACGAATCCTTAGGTAATGGCTTATTGAGAGAAATCCAAGAAGAAATAGGCACAGTAGATATTAAAAAAATTATACCATTAGAAACTTTTTCTAGTAATGATAACAAATTTTTTTATTACACTTATATTTGTATTGTTGAAAATGAATTTATACCTAAATTAAACGGTGAACATTCAGGATACGCATGGAGCAAATATAAAGATTGGCCGCAACCTTTACATAATGGTGTGAAAAAAACAATCAATAGTAGTATAGTTAAAAATAAATTGAAAACAATTTTTGAAATTTACAAAGAAATGTAATCTAAAATTTTAGCTTTTACAATGCCGTTGTCTTCTAACCATTTAATTGCAGCTAATTTTACTTTTTCGTCTTGAGATTCTCTAAAAAAAGTACTATCGCTCAAATGGTCTAAATGATCAAATAGTTGTTTTACAGCATCTCTATCTTTTAAACCACTTGATTTTATATTGTGTAGTATGTTCAAAACAAATGTGTTACCTTCTGTTGATTGCATACCTAAGTTCATTTTTAACTCACTTATCAAAATTATGTATAACTGTTACTGGTTTATCTAAATCAGGAGCAGAAGTAAACTGTATGTAATATCCGTCTAAATAAGGGCCTGTTGAAGTGCCTGCTTTCAAAATATATCCTGTATTTGCCACATAATTACCAATCACGCCGCCTGAAGTATCTACACCTAATTCTAGCTGATTAGCAGCTGGCACGCTTTCGATATTATGACTACCTGGTGAACTCGAATCATCAGTGTTCAAGTTTTCAATTGCATCATCGGGATTTGTTTCTATTTGACTAACAAACACTAATTCACCTGGATTAAGTCCATGTGGACTGGCTGTTTGAATTACCGTAGTTGTTCCGACACTAATAATAGCGGTAATTTCTACTCTATTTCCTGGATTTTGAATAAGTGTATAATTAGTTGTAGCTAACTGAAAAACGTTTTCAACTAACACGATAATGTTTTGTGCTGCTGCCGGAGTAGGATAATCAGAATCACCACTATCGAGTGGTCCGAAAATAGTTTCAACTGCATCACCAAAACCTAAACTTTGCTGTGTTATTGTTGCAGGTTCTTTAAACCGCATTTTACGTAAAGCGCCGTTTTGATAACATTCAAATTCATCACTATCGGTATTGTAACGAATATGCCCTTCAGTATAGCTAGTAATTGCATTAGCCGTTGTGCCTTTTGGTACTAACATCATGTCAGAGCTATCTAGTACAACTTGGCCATTTATGTCGTATTTTACACCTACTCCATCTGGTGCAAAACTATTAGTATTTTGCCTCTTAATAAATCTCATTAGCCTTCAATCCAGCTTACAGTCGCAGAAAGCGCATTACTAGACGCCGTAAAGGTTACTGTGTCGCCTTCGGCTAACATAATTCTATTGTCAGTACCCCAAACAAATGTATCACCGGCATCTACAGTTACAGCGTTCACTACTCTGTTTACATTGATATTTAAACTATCTCCGCTAGGAATAAAGTGTAAATCAAAAGTAGCAGAAGAGCTTGAATTGTTGCACACAAGTATATTTAAAATTGCGTATTGTTTTCCTGCAGGTACAGTTACTGCATCTAATTGTGCTACAGTTAATTGACTAGTTGCTATTGACATTTCAAATCCTTAAAACAACATTGCATATAACAATGCTTTATCTTTACTTATTAATTCTCCAGCAGTGCCGGAACTATTTACAAAACTTATACCTGTAGCGCCGCTACCTTCTGCACTTCCATAAATCTTTACTCCATCAGTTGGAGGATTATCAGCAGGATTAATACCAATATCTTCTGCTTGGAAAGGTGAGGTTGTTAAAATTAATCCGTCGTCTATTTGAACATTACCAGTACCGCTTGCATACAATATCAAGTCTTGATTAGTACTATCGTCATTTAGAGTTGATATTTCATTATTCTGTATTTTTATATTATGTATTTCGGTTCTATTACCGTAAATATTCCCAGTATTTACACCGTCTACAGTAATAATAAACTTACTCTCAGTAGTATTTGTATCAAAATCTTCTGCTACAAAACTAGTATCTGCATCACTGATGGCACCTATAATTGCTTCGGTAAGTCTAAAGTCCACATACTGCTCAAGAGCTTTTGCATTTACTAACGCATCGTCATCTAAAGGTTCGCTATTGTCGATTATTCCACCAGGTACATCATAACTAAAGATATTTTCTTCGTAATCCTCTTCTCCACCGACAGATATAAAACTATTTAGAGGTGTTATATAAATTGTGCCGGTGTGATTTATACTATTTGAGCTCAATGGCAATACATTACCAACAGCATCTTCTGCTAAAAAAGCACCTGTAGTATCTACGCCGTTATAAACCGGAACGTCCTCATCAAATACAAATCTAGCATTATTTTCTGTTCCGCGGTCTAATTCAATGCCAGCTGTAGTAAGTGTTATACCTGCCCCAGTCTCGCCAGCATTGAGTGTTAGTATATTGTCAGCTATTGTTGTATCTACAGATTCTACAGTAGTAGTTGTACCTTCTACTAATAAATCACCTCGTACAACTACGGTGCCTGCGATACTCGAACCGGAACCTGTAGTATCAAGAGTAATACGTGCAGCCGCTTCATCAGGGTTGTCATATTCAACTATGATTTTATATTCATCGTTTTTTACTCGTACTACTCTTGACATCTACAATTCCTTATTGTGCAGGTACAGAGAATGTAACTACTTTATTTGGTACATCAGCATTGTCATCCGGCCAATCACCAATATTGTATGCACCACGGTCAAACTCTTCAGTTACGTCGTTCCATACTTCTACTGTTCTATTAAATAATTTTGTAACTCGATAAGCAGCACTAGAATCAGAAGCACCATCGATATCAATTCTAAAACTGTTAGCTGGCATAGCGCCATTATCTGCGTTAGTAAGAGTTAATACTGTACCAGCAGCCGGGTTACCGGAATCTGAATCTAATCTTACTAAAAATTTAGTAGAAGACTTCTGTTTTAATATATGAGCTGCGGTTGTTGCTTCATTGCCCGGAGCTCCGATATTATGTCTTGTTACAGCAATACGGCCTGGGCCAAAACCTATTTTTCTTTCGTTAATCGGACGTCCCATTTTTTTCTCCTATGTTGACGTTCTAAGTCTACGCTGTGGGTCAGCATAAGTCTATAGACAATGTATTTATCAACATAAGAGGAAAGGTATACTAGCCGAAATTAGTATACCTTTCAATTAAAAGCTTCGATGTCACGTTGCTCGAAAAAGAGAGTTATCATCGATTATAAAATGTGATAGGTTGGACTAAGGATTACCAACAATCGCCTTTGTAGATCCTGCCTAATAAAGCGAAGCCTAGCATCGAACAGTTACTTTCGAAATTCGCATCTTCATGTCTCCATGCTCATGCGCTGCCACTACAGCTACTAGCCAAGTTACTGCCTCTACCAAGCAGCGTTTCCTTGCACTATCTAACTCGGACCGTCGTCTTCGTTATGTTTATATAATAGCATCGTATAAAACAAAGTCAACCAAAAAAAGTCAAAAAAATAGGGCCCGTAGGCCCTATTTGTAAGTGTAATTTAGACTTAGCTAAAGCTTACGTTACCGTCTGTGATAGCAACGTTAGCTAGGTAGTCTGCTGCGTTACCTAGGGACGAAGCAGTGTTGTTAAGCTCAACATAGCCGTAGCGTGTTAAGAAGCTTACTACTGGTTCGAATGTACCTGGGTCCAACACAACACCACTTGACATTAGCGGAATGTATGGGCAGTAGAACGCTGCTGCGTCTGATTCGCTTGTACCTTTGTAACCAACTAGTACGTTAGCACTGTCTGCTGCGTAGCTGTTTACATATACCTTCATAGCGTTGTTTAGAGTACCAACTAGCTTTGTGTTAGTTGGAGCTTCGAAAGTACCTTCTGTTGTACGAGCAAACGCAGAAGTTGTAGCTGACTGAAGAATTGTTAGCGCAAATGGGCTAACAACTGCCCAGTTACCAGCGCCACGACGTGTACGCTGAGCAATTAGGTTAGCTGCACGGTTGATTTGAACAGCAAGTGCTGCGTGCTCGTCACCAACGAATGTAGCTGTACCAGAAACTGCGGCCTGGTCGTAAGTTTCAACTGCACCACCAGCAAGTGTGCCTAGACTAGCTAGGATTTCTTGGTCGATTTCAGCAGTAATTTCTTGTGCTAGAGCAGCCATAATTTCTGCTTCAACATCAATACCGTGCTGTGACTGAGCATCTTGAGCAGCTTCAAAAGTCCAACGAGCTGATAGCTTACGTGATTTAGCTTCAACTGTTTGCTTTAGAATCTGAATGCTTAGTCTGTTACCAGCAGAACCTTCAAGTGCTGCTGTGCTTGCCGCGGTAGCATTTGCTGTGTCACCGGAATATGCTTCAGCAATTTTGAATGGGCTTAGAGCTTCTTCGCCTGCTACTGCACCGCTTGCGCCTGCGCCAGCTGTGTCGCTGTAGCGAACACGTAGAGTATGAATTTGGCCAACTGGACCAGTCATTGGCTGTACGCCAACAAGCTCGTTTGCAATTACAGTTGGCATTACACGTCTAATTACTGGTAAAATTACACGGTTAAGTGTAGCAACGTTACCAGCAGATGTAGCACCTGCAGTTGCACTCTCTTTGAGATACTTGCGAGTATTTTCGAGAGTTGTTTCCATTACGGATTTTCTAGTGCCGGATAGGCCTTCAAGCAATGCACCTTTGGTGTCGTGCCAGCGACCTTCTAGTAGTTCTGACATAATTAATCTCTCCTTATTTTAAGCCTGCAAGACGTCGTAGTGCAATTACATTTTGATCGTCTGCTATAGAACTATGTGTTTGAGTTTCTTTGTTGCCTGTTATTTCTTTGCCTTCAGTTAATTTTGCCTTTTTACTTGTCGCCTTTTTAGCAGTATTACCTTCTAGTACTGTCGGCAAGTATTTGTTATATGCTGTTTCTAAACGTGCAGTTTGAACTGACTCTAGCAAATCAGACATAATTTCTTTCTGACTTGAGCTTAGAGGTGCTAGAAGTTCTGCAACTTTATCTTTGCGTTCACTGCTTTCTTTCAGAAGCTTGATTTCAGTATTCTTGCTTTCTGTTAATTCTTTTGTTTTAGAAACAATTTTTGCAGCTTCTTTAATTTTAGACTTTTGATCTTCTATAATTTTAAGAAGTTTTGCAGTTTCGGACTTTTTATTCAAATGACTACCAATATATTCTTGTTGATAAGCTTCGAATAATCTACGTCCAAAATCATTTTGTCGTGCTTGAGTAATATCTTCTCTAAGTTGATATAACTCAGACTTAAGTGATTCACTTACAGTTTTATTTACAAGTGTAGCACTTTGACTAATAAAGTCTTTTTTGACTTGATTAAATGCGTTTCTTGACTCGCGCATTAGTTTCACTTTGGTTTCAGCTAAATCTTTCTTGTCAGTATAGAATTCTGCAATTTCTTTTGTTAAAGCTTCTACTACAAATTCTTCTAACTTTCGGAATTTATCTGCAACTGATTTTTGATCTTCATGTAGTTCGTTTACTTCTTGGCTTAATTGTTCCATAACAAACTTTTGTAATTTGTTTGAATGGTTTTTGATAGCAACAGCATATTTTGCTTTTGCTTCTGCAAGTTGTTTACGATCTTCTTGGAATTCGGCAATTTCATCAGCCAAAGATTCTGTTAGCATTTTGTCAATGGATTCAACCATTGTCTGCTTGTCATGCTCATATTTACGTGCAAATTCTTCACGAAGTTCAGCAGTTACCTGCTTTTTGTTTTCGTTAATTTTTTGATTCCACGCTTCTTCTATGTCAGAACGAATCTCTTCCGAAACTACATTATTTTCAAATAATGTTTTTAGTGCATCCAACATATTATTCTCCTGTTATTGGAGACCGCTGATAATGTTGACCAGCGATTCTTTTAGATATTTTTGTGCCTTTGGATCGTGCTTTACTTCTTTGCCTAATTGAAATGCCTTGTAACCGCCTCTTGCATTCATTAAATGTTCGTAAATTGGTGTAGGGTAAGCTGAAGGAGCACTAGGTTGTGCTACAATATCAACAGTTACTATTTCAAAATCGCTTACTTGTCCTGAACCGTCTTCTTTGACATTTCCTGAACCTCTACTTGAAACACCTAGTTTAACTCCGCTTTTTAGCATTGTTTCAACTAGGTTTCCCATTGGTGTAGGTAAAATTTTAAGTTTACCTAACCCGTTTGCGTCTTCACACCACATGCTCTCAATCATATGTGATACACGATCAAGATTGATGTTAAGACCTTCGGGATGATCAACTTCACCGAGAACTGAATAGCCGCCTTTAATTTGCGCATTCATAGTTTCGACAGCTTTACTAATTTCATTTGCAGGGTAAACACGCTGGTTAGCGTTAGTTACGCCACCCTCTATGAAAATTCCCTTCATGTACAAATCTTTGCCATCATTTAATGACTCGACAACTATTTTAGCCTCGTCGTATGTAAGTGCTTCTGTTAAGTTGATCATCCCTGTTCCTTGCTTTTCTTTAGCTCAACATTGACTTTGCGCCATCGCCTTTCTTAGCAGCGCCACCGCCCTGCTTAGACATTGACTTTGCAGCTTTGCCGCCTGGTACGTTTACGTTACCAGTGCTCATGTCCTTAACGCTAGCACCAGTGCCGCCTTTTCCGCCGTCACCACCAGCTACCATGTTTGAACTTGTGCCGCCCATGTCGTTAGCACCAGCTACTGGTGATTTGGTGTATGCGCCGTCGTCGCCCATGTTTGCTGTTACTTTTTCGGTATATTCACGCATTAGCTGTGCTACAGACTTTTCACCTTCTGCTACAGCTTCGTCGTCGTCGCCTTCGTCGTCCATGTCGTCGTCTT